TGGGAGCGATCACGTTTCACGACAGTCCAGCGGAGCTGTTTGGAGACATCCCGCATCCGGCCAAGCGCGCTTTCCCAACGCTTGGTGAGGCAGACAGGGTTATTGGCGAGCGGACCAATCGTGCACTCGGCTTTGACTATGAAGACAGTCTTTCGGAAGAAGACCGCTGGTGGTTGGCTTTTGCAGACATGGCCCAAGCCTATCTGTTCTGCAAGCGTCAAATTGCCCTGGGTAACAGCCTGATGGGGGAGAAGGAAGAAGAGATAGCTGAGCTGGTCCGTTTGATGGTGCGTAAGGCCCACGCACCTGAATCAGCTAGGTTGTACGCAAATGCGCTGCTTCTAGCGGACGTACACGAGCCTCTGCAGCCTAATCTACAGAAATGGGAGGATGAAGCGAAATGACAAAGCCTGTAGAGCAGGTCGGTGGCACACATTACCAGGCCAGCACGCAGCATTGGGATCTGTGCGAGGAGCACGACATCCCCTACCTGGAGGGCTACGCATCCAAGTACCCCCTGCGCTGGCGCAACAAGGGCGGAGTTGAGGACCTGAAGAAGAGCCTCAGCTGCGTGAACAAGATCCTGGCCAGCTGGGAAGAGCGTCAGGATCGCCCGGTCCGCCGCGTGCCCAAGGGTCAGCTGAATAAGCTGTTTGATGAGATGCGTACCGGGAAGGCCGAGCGTATCATCGTCACGCACATCCTCAACGGGGCAACGCACCTGGACTTCGACTGCGCCCGGCGCCTGTTGGAAGACATCATCAACAGGAACCCGGCATGAGTGAGGCCCTGCGTGACGAGGCCATCCGCCGGGTGGTGAGGGAGTTCGGCTCCACGCGGGGCCGCATCCTCAGCTCCACGCGGGGGAAGGCCCAGGACGCCTGGGTGAGGGCCATCGCCATCTACGCCTACGCGGGGCGCTACCCCCGGCGGGTGAATTGGTCAGAGGTTGGGCGCATGTTTGATCGGGAACGCTCCAGCGTGAGGTACGCAGCGGGGCGCGTGGAGGCCAAGGCCCTGCAGGATGCAGATTTCCAAGAGCGCGTCATGCGCGTATCGCTCGTACCCATAGCCCAGCGATGACCTTCCTGCAACAACCTCTCTTCGCCCCGGCCAGCAGCTGGACCCCGCCGCAGGCCTCTGACCTGCCGTCCGACTGGAACGTCAGCCGGAGAATAGGCCTGGACACGGAGACCTGTGACCCCACGCTGAAGACGCTGGGGCCGGCGGTGCGCCGGGGCGGCTTCATCGCGGGCATATCCTTCGCCATGAGCGCTGAGCGTGGACACTACCTGCCGCTGAGGCACCTGGGCGGAGACAACGTGCTGGACCCGCGGCTGGCGCTGGGCTACGTGAAGTTTCAGGCACGGAAGTTCACCGGGGAGGTGGTGGGCGCGAACCTGCAGTACGACCTGGACTACCTGGCCCAGGCGGGCATTGAGTTCCCCCTGGCCACTTTCCGTGACGTGCAGGTGGCCGAGCCATTGCTGGATGAGCTGCAGTTCAGCTACGGCCTGGACAACATCCTTTCGCGTCACGGGCTTCCTGGGAAGAACGAGGAGGCCCTTCGGCGCGCTGCCCTGGAGTATGGGCTGGACCCGAAGGCGGACCTCTGGAAGCTCCCCGCTCGCTACGTGGGGCCTTACGCGGAGGCCGACGCTACGCTGCCACTGCGCCTGCTGGAGAAGCAGGAGGTGGAGCTGAGGGTGCAGGGCCTTTGGGGCGTGTGGGATCTGGAGTCCGCTGTGCTGCCCGCGCTGGTTCGCATGCGGCGCCGGGGCGTGGCCGTGGACTTTGACCGCCTGGACCGCGTGGAGCGCTTCTCCGTGGCGGAGGAACGCAAGGCCTGGGCCGAGATACAACGACACACAGGTATATCCATCGCGGTAGGCGACGGCATGAAGGCGGAGGTCATCGCCCGTGCCCTGGAGCAGCAGGGCATCCGCGTACCGAAGACGGGCAAGACCGGCAAGCCCAGCATCACCCGGGACTGGCTGTCCACGCTGGACACGCCCGTGGCAGGCCTCATCCGGCGCGGGCGGCAGATGTCTCAGTTGCGCTCCACCTTCGTGTCCTCCATCCGCGAGCACGCGGTGAACGGGCGCATTCACTGCACCTTCAATCAGCTGCGCAAGACCACAGACGACGATTCGGGGGACGAGCAGGGCGCCCGGTATGGGCGCCTGTCCAGCGTGGACCCCAACCTGCAGCAGCAGCCAGCGCGCGACCCTGAGATTGGGCCGATGTGGCGGGGCATCTACATTCCCGAGCCGGGCACGGAGTGGTGCTCCCTTGACTACTCTCAGCAGGAGCCGCGGGTGGCGGTGCACTTCGCCGTACTGTCTGGGGCGGAGCGCATCGGCCCGGCGGGTTACAAGTCAGCGCTGGAGGCAGCGGAGAGGTACAAGGACCGTAGTACGGACGCCCACGCCATGTTCACCCAGATGGTCTACGGGGACGACGTGGTTAATGCGAAGGACTTCAAGCACAAGCGTGGTCAGTGTAAGAACATCTTCCTGGGCATCTGCTACGGCATGGGTGGGCCTAAGCTCTGCCGGCAGGTGGGCCTGCCCACAAAGATCATCGAGCACTGGAAGACCGGGCGCCGCATGGAGGTGGCCGGGGACGAGGGCCAGGCCCTGCTGGACAGGGTGAACGAGCGCGTTCCCTACGTCAAGAAGACTGCAGAGGCAGTGGAGGCCGCGGCGCGGGAGCGTGGCTTCGTACGCACTGCCTCCGGGCGCAAGTGCCGCTTCCCACGGGACGAGGCCGGGAACTGGGACTGGACCTTCAAGGCCTTCAACCGCGTCATTCAGGGCACCTCCGCTGATCAGGCGAAGATGGCCTTGGTGGAGCTGGACCGGGAGGGCGCGCCGTTGCAGTTGGCTGTGCATGACGAGTTTGACTGCTCTGTAGAGACACGAGAAGAGGGTCACCGCTATGCAAAGATTATGGAAGAATGTTTACCCTTAAGAGTGGTTTCAAAAGTCGATACAGAATTTGGCCCAAGCTGGGGTGAAATTAAATGAATGTCCTTAAACTGTATGAGCTCTTCATTTCAGATCGTAGGCAAAAAGAAGCTTTTCTTGTGGAATATGAAACACACCACATATTACCAAGGAGCCTCGGAGGGACTAATAAGAAGTCAAACCTAATCAGGCTCTCTTTATCAGATCACGTGTTTGCTCACTTCGTATTAGCAAAACTTCACGGCGGAAAGATGTACCTGGCTCTAATTATGATGCTTGATTGTGGGAGATATGAAGGCAAAATATCTCGTGAACAGTATGCTTGGGCGAAGAGAAAGTCTCGCGAATACTTGTCTGAGTTGTACACAGGCATAAAACGCGGTCCGCATCGTCCCGAAACTATAATCAAGATGCGAGAAACGGCTAAGAGGCGAGAGGGTCCAGCTGTGGATATGACTGATGAGGTGCGAAAGAAGATAGGTTGTGCTTCTTCGTCACGTCTGGAAGATCCCCGATACTATAATGCTTTACGGGAAGGAAGCCGTAAACGCCTGGCTGACCCTACAAAGAAAGCGCAATTTAGCGAAACAATGAAGCGTGTTAGCACAACGCCCGAGGGAAGGGCCGCGAAGGTTCGGGCCAGTCAAATAAGGTGGGAGCGAGAAAGAGCCCGGAAGGCGAGCAACGAGATCAAGTGAGGGTCAAGCGATAGCGCGTGACTGCGGCGTCAGCGCAGGTTAGTGTAGCCACAGCAGAATAGAGGGAAGATCAACTGTGAACGTGTACGAATGGAGCCTTCAGGCCGTGCAGGGCGACGTGAGGGTCTACTACAGCGGCTTCCAGCAGCCGCCAGAGAGGGACTCGGTGGCAGCTTTGCGTGCCTCTGCGGAGGGCCTGGTCTTCCTTTGCCAGCGGCGCCGCAGCGTCGGCGGCTTTGACTACGAGGCCCACCGGATCAGCCGACGCTGCGCCAAGGCCCTGGGCCTGATCACCGAGGACAAGCGTGGCGAGGTGGTGCGGGAACATCGAGCGGACTTCTGGGAGAGACTCCAGGACGAACGCCGCAGCATGAGGAAGTTGGTTCGATGATCCTGTCAGCTCAGACGATTCGCCGCATGTGCGAGGGTGAAGCGCCGCTGCTCTCCCCCTTTGCAGAGCGTACACAGTATCAGTGCACCTCCTACGGACTCAGCCCCGCGGGCTATGACCTGCGGCTGGACCTGGGGAACCCCGCGATAATGGACCATTGGCTGGCCCCGGGGGAGTTCCTGCTGGCGGCCACGCTGGAGAGGTTCATCATGCCACCAAACGTCATCGCCCGCGTGCACGACAAGTCCACCTGGGCGCGGCGCGGATTGAGTTGTTACAACACCGTCATAGAGCCAGGCTGGCGGGGCTTCCTGACGCTGGAGCTGATCAATCATGGTCCGAACTCGATACACCTCCACTGGGGAGCTGGCATCGCGCAGGTGGTGTTTGAGAGACTGGACGAGCCCACCGAGGAGCCGTACCCTGAGTACGGGAAGTACCAGGATCAGCAGGCTGGTCCGGTGGGGCCGCGGGGATGACCCCCGAACAGCTAGCCTGGGAGTCCCTGCGGCCGGTCCTACTGGGCCTGGGCCTGGACGCGCGCCGCGTGGAGAACGTGGTGGGGCCGGCTCACCCGGACGTGGATTACTCGCACGGCAACATCGAGCTCAAGGCCCTGACGGATTGGCCTGCCCGCCCCACCACGAAGGTGAAGATTGAATGCTTCACGGGGGAGCAGGCTGCTTGGCTGATGCGGCGCTGGCGCGCCGGAGGCAACGCCTGGCTGATGGTGAGGGTGCAGAGAGCCTGGTACTTGTTCGACGGCAACACCGCCCACAGCGTCTACCGGGGAATGACCCCGGCGCAGTGGAAAGAGGCCGCGGCGATGATCTACCCCGGCTCCACGCATTCCGGCCGCACTTGGGGAAGCTTTCCCGAAGAGGACGGGGCGCGCTGCTACTCACGGCAGCTGGCTGATTGGTTGCGGTGGGATCTGGACCGAATGAGTCCTGCGCAGAGGGAATTGGCCGAAAGGCTGGGGGAATGCCGCACTAAAGTAGAGGACTGACAGGGGTGGGTTGCGTATATCTTTTGACTTCCCCGAGCGGGAAGCAGTATGTAGGGATGACTAAGCACACAGCGCTCAAACGCTGGAAGCATCACGTCTCGGACGCGCGCTACGCCAAGTGGAGTTGTGCCCTGCAGGCGGCTATTCGTAAGTACGGCGCGGATAACTTCACTGTAGAAACCCTAGAGGTTCACGAAGATTGGGCTGACTTAGTTGCTGCTGAAATTCGCCTAATCGCTTCCCTAGGAACCATGTTTCCGAAGGGGTACAATTTGACATCAGGGGGAGAGGGTTGTGTCTCGCTTCCTCCCGAAGTGGAGGCTCTTCGTGTTGCTAAGGTGGTGAAGAGCCTGACCGGAAAGAAACTCAGCGAGGCTCATCGAGCAAAGCTCAGTTTGTCACATAAAGGTCTTCCTTCAGGCATGAAGGGATACAAGTTTTCTGAAGAACAGAAACAACAAATGAGCGAAGCAGCCAAGAGAAGATGGGCCGATCCTGTCAAGCGTGAAGCTGCCATTAAGGCTATTCAGGACCCGGAAGCCCAACGCAAGCGTTCAGAGAGCAGCAAGGGTAAGAAGCGCTCAGCCGAGTCCCGCCAGCGTAATAGAGAATCCCAGCTACTTCGCTTTTCAGATCCTGCGCAACGAGAAGCAGCGCGCCAGCGCACCCTAGCGTTCCACCAAAGGAAGAACAATGGAACCTGATCTTCAGGCCTGCCAGCACTTCCTTTCCTGGGCTCATCCTGAAGGCCCTTGGGTCCTCACCGCGATACCCATCGAGGGAGGAAGAACCAACACTGAAACCTTCTTCGATCTCAGCGCTGCCTCTGGCTGGATAGCTAAGTACAACGTGGACCACAACGTCTATTGGACGGTGAACCGTGTTCGTAGCCCAATGGACAAGAAGCCGAAGAAGGAGGACATCGAAGAAGCTATTTTCTTACATGTCGACCTGGACCCTCGCAAAGGTCAACCAGTAGATGCGGAACAAGCCCGTATTCTCAAGAAGCTTGAAAACTTTTCACCTTCACCCTCAGCAATAATCTTCTCTGGAGGTGGTTACCAGGCTCTTTGGCGAATCACTGACCCTTTTTATGTGAACGGGGACACTAATCGTATTGCCGACATTGAGGCGTACAATCGTCAATTAGGTATCGTTCTTGAGGGCGACGCAACCTGGAATGTTGATCGTATTCTTCGCATAAGTGGTTCTGTGAACCACCCGGATGAGAAAAAGCGCAAGAAGGGAAGATCCACAGCATTAGCACAAGCTGTCGAGCTGACCGAGCTGACCTACCCGCTGATGGACTTCGTGGCCGCGCCAGAAGTACAGTCCAACGGGGGCACCGGGGCGAAGGTGCAGATCAGCGGCAACCTTCCCCGCCTGAAGGACCTGGACGAGCTGCCGGAGGCGGTCAATCAGCGCACCCGCATGCTCATAGTGCAGGGTGACGATCCCGATGACCCCACGCGCTATAGCAGCCGCTCAGAGGCCATGTGGGCGGTACTGTGTGAGCTGATCCGCGCCGGCTGCGAAGACGACATCATAGCCGCGGTGCTGCTGGACCCAGACTTCGGCATCAGCGACCATCCCCTGCGGCAGAAACGCTCTGTCGAGTACGTGGCGCGGCAGATCGAGCGGGCGCGGGAGGAGGTCATAGAGCCGATGCTGCGCAAGCTGAACGGTCAGCACGCAGTCATCGCGGACCTGGGCGGCAAGTGCCGCATTATCAGTGAGGTCATGGACCTTCAGCTGGTGCGCCCGCGCACGCGTATATCCATGCAGAGCTTTGATGACTTCCGCAACCGCTACATGCACATCAAGGTGCAGATTGGCCTGAAGGACGGGGTTCCCGTCTACATGGCCGCGGGGAAGTGGTGGCTGATGCATCCCATGCGGCGGCAGTACGACTCCATGGTCTTCGCGCCAGGGCGGGAGGTTGAGGGGGCCTACAACCTGTGGCAGGGCTTCGCCTGTGAAGCCATCCCGGGGGATCAGCATCAGCCCTTCCTGGATCACCTGCTGAACAACACCTGCCGCGGGAACGAGGACTACTACTGGTACCTGGTGAAGTGGATGGCACGGGCGGTGCAGTTCCCAGCCCAGCCGGGGCAGGTGGCCGTGGTGCTGCGGGGGCGCAAGGGCGCGGGCAAGGGCACCGTGCCGCAGATCTTCGGTTCGCTCTGGGGCAGGCACTTCCTGCACATCTCGTCAGCGAAGCACCTGGTTGGGCAGTTCAAC